TTTATTTGTAGAATCAGAAGTATCCTGTTCAAACCATTTATCTGTAAATATTGGTGTATCAAACAATCTTTGCTTCTTCTCTATCTCTTGTTTTTGTTTTACTTGAGCTGTATATAATTGTTCCCTATATATCATTACTTGCATTAATGCCATTACACGGTCAAAATTACCCTTATCGTTGTATTGTATCAATTCCTCAAGTAATGGTTCTGATAATATAGACTCAAGTCTCATATGACTAGATTCTACTTCTTCTTCTAGCCATTCTTTAATTTTACCTTCTCCCCAAAGTTTAATTTCCTTGTTCATATGACAGCCTTTCCTTCTATTTACTTTGGAGTCTCTTACAATGTCTTTAATAATATCTGGTTGATCTGCTAATAAGTAGTCACAATGTTTATTATTAAAATAAACAAATAAACCTGTATTTTGATTTTCACACATTAATCTTGCATTATAGTACACTAATAGTTTTCTTACATTTTCATAAAACTCTTCTGATGTTTTTGGTCTACCAGTATATTCAGCAACTATGATATCACTGTATGATTCAAAATTCTGTATACGTTTGTATATGAATACTGATCCTAGTGAGTTAGTGCCAGATTGATCGTGGTCATAAGGGTCACAACCTGCTATGTATAAACCTATAGGTGTTTCAGGACACGGGTGCTCCCATATTACTATAGATCCTTCAGGATTTGCTTCTTTTGGTAATGGAAATTGTGTAATATCACCTGTCTTTTTAATACTCCATTTTACAGTTCCACCATCCCAAGTAAGATCACCTATTTGTTTATGATTTTGTAATTTCTTATTAGTTCTAATACGAGCTAATTGTTTTTGTAATTCCCTTTTAGGGAATATATTACCTGTTAACTCTGTAAATGCTTCTGCAGGAGTTTCAGCATGCTCAGCTACATATCTATCGATAGCTTGCATTGTTTTTGCATTCTTAAGCTCTTGCTCTCGTAATGATAATATGTATTTCCTTGATGCTTCATGATTAGTATTACCATCATTATCCATGAACATACGATTTCCATTTTCATCTCTTGAATCTAGATTAGTATGTTGTGGAATAAAGAACCCACAGTATTTTCCACCAACTGCACAATCATCCCATATATTAGGGAAACCTAAGCAGTTATAAGATTCAGGATCATAAAAAGCTTCACGTAATGGAGCTACTGCATCACCTTGGTCACCACCAGTACCAAACATGATCATAAGTCCAAATGCCACACCATCATGTTCTACGGATGGTCTTGCAATCTGCCATGCAGCTTTTAGTTCAGCAAATGTACCTGCCTCTTCCCAAAGTATAAGTACACCTCTTTTACCACGTACTGCATCTGGATTATCTTTTAGAGATACACCAATGATTTCAGATTTATAACCTGCTTCAGTTTTATTACCATAATCATCAGTAACCCACATAGACGCTCTACGTCTCATAGATGTATTTACTGCTTGACGTTTTTTACCCCATGCTGTATATTCATCAATAAAATCCATGTAATCCCAAGCCTTAGTAAGGATACCATCATCTGTAAGATATTGTTTATTTGATGCATATACATATGATTTTGATTCTGGTATAAGGAAGAAATTACGACAAAGCATAGCACCACCTTTATATGAATAACCCTTACGTCTAGCTTTTGCTACACATAAGTGTTTACCTTGTTCTTGTGCTTCCTCTATTGCTTGAAAGTAATAGTAATCATAATCATAGAAATCTGGGAATGTACGTTCACTAACAGATTTCCATTCTTTTAAACCAGTTTTCCTATTAGTTATTTCCCTATATACCTGTCTTACTATGGGACAATAATTTAAATAAAAATAATGATAACCTGTTATAAAGTCACCATCTTCTGCAGTATAACCATATATACATTTTTCTACTTCTTGATCCCAAAAGCTATAGTATTCAGTAGTACCTTTCGGATACTGACAATAAGAACCGCTGTTAATAAAGTTTAATGCAGGCTGACGAAATTTATCAGAGTTTTTGATCTTCTTATTAAAGTCTATCATACTTTAGGGTATTATATAATAATACCCCACACCTTTTGAGTATGGGGTAATTTTTAATTATTGCTATTTTTGATTTTCTTATTGAAATCAATCATAATTGTTATCGATTAAACCACTGTTTGATCTTTAAACCTAGTCTCTTATACCAAGGTGCTTTAGTTGGTTTAAGATCCATAGATTTTGAATAAGCTTCTTTCTTTTCTCTATATGCAATTTCTTCAGCCAATTCGATTTCTTTTCTATCCTCATTCTCATGATCTGGGCCAAAATCAATAATCAAATCGAACGGTTTCTCTTCAACTTTAACTAGTTTAGCCTTACTTGTTTTCTTTGTGCTAGTAGTTTTCTTTTCCTTAGTCATAGTTCTTAATTTTTAACACTGCCTGTAACGGCAGTTAGTTTTATTTTGTTTCAAATTGTATTACTTATCGTACAGCTTGTCTATTTGATAGCTCATATGGATTAACTTCTACTCCACCTCTAACTCTACTACTTGCCATCTCTTCAGATCTCACAGCAGTTTCTAATGCATCAAGAGATTTAATAGTGTTACCGAGTTTTTCCATACCTGCTAATATTAATTGGACTTTCTTATCATCTAATTCATCTTGTAAAGATTCTGCATAATATCTAGATACACTATCTAATTTAAGTCTTGCATTCTTAAGTAGTCCTAATATTAGGGTTTCATTAAAGTTAATGTATGCTTGCTCTGCTTCTAATACCTCTACTGGTAACTTATAATTAGCATCTCCAAATAGTTCTTTCCTTAGTCTAGGTCCTATTTCTTCAGGACTCATACTTTGGACATATGGGCTATCGTATTTATTCTTGAGTACGATATAACTTATTTGTTTAGTGGCTGTTTCTTTATCTGCTTTATCAGCATCCCATAACTTTTTAAAGCATGGGATACCTAAAGCATCATTGTGAATAATTACTTTACCACCAAGTATGTCAAATAGTTTCATTAGTATTAATTAACAAGTGCTAGGAGAACATTTATCACAACATTCATTGTGTCTGTTTTTCTCGTATTCGAGATTTCGCTTAAAGTTGTTATATAATTCTTCACTCTTTATGATAGCAATATCTCTATCATCATCACCTCTATTATAAGAGGCATACAGAACAAGAACAATATCCCCAGCCTTTACATCATACTCCTTACCATTAAATTTAAGGACACCATCTTCTTCAATTACCCAAGCCCAGTCGATATTTAAATAATGATTATGAACAGAACTAACACTTTTAAGGTCATTATCCTTTACTACTAAAAGAGCGCTGTTACCAGCATAAATATATGTATTCATATTAATCTAAATTTATTTTAATGTATCTATTTCTATAATGTCTGTTCAATGCATCTACTGCTTCTTGTTTAGTATAAAATGCATTAACATACTCTGGGTTTTTACTGTACTGATTGATTATCTCCCTCAGTTGCTCCGCTTTCTCGTCCCTGTTCTGCATTCTCATTTTCTTCTTTTTTATCAGTTGAACCAAATCCACCACCACGATCTTCACCTGCTAATTCCTCTACAATTATCGGCTCCATCTTCGGATAAGGCATTACTACTAACTGAGCAATCTTTTCACCAGGCTGATAAATTGTAGGAAGAGCATCTGTAGTAATCTTAAACTTGAGAAGAATCTCACCTTTATAATCACAATCTATAACAGCTACAGCATTACACATTGACATAGACTTCTGAGAAACTGATGATCTCATAAAGATTAAACCAACATGACCTTCAGGAATCTCTACTGACAAACCTGTATGATACACTAATACTAACTTACCACTCTTATCAAATTCCTGAGTAAAGGAAACTGCTGTTAAATCTAAACCAGCATCATTAGGGTTAGCATAACTAGGTAATACTGCGTCTTCTTGTAATTTCTTAAATTTTAATTCCATATTATTTTCTTACTATATTGTGTCCTAATATTATTTCTGTTGCTTGTGCTGCTAAATTTGCAGCGTAATCTTCAAGGAATTGACTACGATTCGTGTCCTGTAGTATCTGTCTCAGATACAGCAGTATCACTTGTTGATTCAGTAGTATCTTGTCTAGTTTTTCTTCCATGCTTTGCATAGTATAATAATGCAATACTATTCCATGCTATTGCTGCTTCATGCCTTACTTTAGTTTCTGAATCAAATTCTTCATAAGTAGAAGCGTATAGGTGTCTTAACAATGCGCCTTTGTATCTCTCATAACCATTCTCTAGATTCTGCCAATTATTATCACCATACTTCTTGGCACCTTCTGTATATACTCTTGCAATGTCCTCAAGACAGTCTAACGGCATTAACTCCCATCTAGTCTTATCGTCTAGTTTATCATTCTTCATACCCGTCTGGTCTTGGCATTTCTTCAATTCGTATTGCATCTATTTCGGTTTTATTTTCGATTATTGCTTTAACAATTCTATGATAACCATCACATATTCTACCTAAATGATCAATTAGTATTGGGTGACTTAAATCTGTATCTTGTATCCTTTTACTATGCCAAATTATGTCATCTAAGGTATTTATTTCCCAAGGTAAATGCTCTAGATTTACTCCTGCTAACGGTAATTTGAATACAGGATAGTTCTTCTCTTTTACCCAAGAGACTAGATTTGAAGCTGCCCATATCTTCCCATCTGCTGTGTATCTATTTTCTGCTAAACCTTGCTTAGGGTACGTTACTACTGGATTTTTTGGTTCTTTCTTTGCAAACATATTTCTTTTTTAATTTAATCTTAAACAAAT